CTATTTGCAAATCTTGACTACTACTAATTTGTTTCGTGGGAGGTTCTATCTGGACTCGAGTTTCTTCTACACAAATCATTTATGTGAAATCCGGGACATCTAATACCATAGTGGGATCCAACATGAAGTTAACATCATATTGAATATACATTGACAGATCAAGATGAGGTTCAAAATACAGTACTTCGTTCACCAATTCTGTAACTCTATAGGGATTAGTAACCAATTAATATAAATAGGTCGCGTCAATGGCCATTCTATTCAATATGTATGGCGTGTAATCTGTAACTGGGATTTTATACTATGACACCACCAAATGGTAAAATATCTGAGTTATAGTGTCAGCATCACGTGCGGTCCATGCCAGTCTGATCAATTCGTCACGGCCTTAAGCCATCGTGCCCCATTCATGCTCAACAGTTTTTATCATTTGTCTAGCCTTACCTTCCTTCATTTAAACAGCATATATTCTGGGTTTGAATAACTTCACAGCCTGATAACGTGCATTAGAGAAGATTATGTAAGCATGACGGCTCTTAATGTACACTCCTGGACCTGTCTCCTTATATTGAAGGTCATTCCATTCTGGTAAAAGAGTTAGTCTAAGAGCACCCATTGATACTGAACTGCATGGAAAGGTGTGGCTGATTAGGCAACCTGAAATAGACCAGTCAATTCACTTATGTGAATCCAACCATTATTGTCGATGCCTTTTATGGAGAGCGTGTCCTGAATTTGTAGCCATTTATTGATAGCGTAGTTCATGCAGTCTGGAGCTGGAGCTGAGAAAACCACGCAATCTAGTTGCTGTTCCATATTTTTGCATCTAACCCAGCTAGGTGTACTACCTTGGGTTTAGAGTGGGAATTGTGGTGGTGGCACCAACGTGTTGGATTCTTATTTAGTTTTTATGAGTGCATTCTATAAATTGGTAAAGTTTATCAGCTTAGTGACTGATAGCGCATATCCACGGTATGCCTTGAGCTTTTCTATAGTTTTCTTTTGTAAAAATCCCTTCTCTTTGGCATGAGATTCT